AAATGATTCAAGCAAAGAAAAATCCTTGGTCCAGTTGTCCGAACAGACACAAGAAGAAATCCTGGCTCACAGATCTATAGTGACTCAACTTTGTGGAGACAAAACGAATCTCCGAAAGTGGGCCAAGATGATGGGAAATCCAGTTATTAAATATGTCATACGCCATATAACACCCCAAATTGATGGTAATTTGATGACTTATGATTTGACTTTACATGGTGGGGATGTTCAACGAGTTTTAAAAAGGCCTGCTCAAACTTTTGAAACGTTGCAATTGGCATCACTAACTCGGATTGGCAGAATATACGAGATTTCTACTGTAAAAGGTCAAAAACGTCTTGGTTTGAAAGGCCAGTATAGATTTGTAGATCCTATGGAGAGGGAAATATATATGACGTCGTGTAATATGTACCCCATGGTAATTCCTGATATGCCTCGGCAGTGGAATCCTCCTGATAGGCCTTTTGAATTTGTGAATCCTTATATTGCAGAATCTACATTTTTATGGGATAAGAAATTTTTAGGTGAATTTGTTGTAGATATAACCAAAGAAACATTGTGTTTGAACAACCACTTGGCTACAGGTGTTTTTAATGTTGATGCGGTCATTCCTTCGTTGAAACTTCTTTGTTGTAGAATTTTGTCAGCATATAATTTATCATATGGGGGTACGAAAGATCACCCGTATGTGACAAATGTTGTTTATCATGTGCAAAAAGTCATTGCTAGTAGGCTTCAAAAATTTCCAAAATCTTTTCCCTCCTTTAAACCTGGTTTTAATTTTGAATGTGTTCATCATGCTTTAAATTTTTATTATAGCTATTGTGTGCGGTCTAAGAAGAAGGTTAAGTGGTATTTTGAGCCTAATGATGTTAATTTGATCCCTTTTGGTAATAAGAAAAATGGTTTTGATGCTTGGCCTGATTTACCAAAGATTGACACGGGGTATAATACTTTTGAGTTTACAAAACACCCCACCAAAAACCAAGCGATGATGTCCATTATAAGAGAATTTAGGAATTTTATGGTTTCTGCTGCTGAAATGATCAAAGATGGGGTCGTCCCAATAGAGAAAAGTTTTAAACACTTTATTACGTCATTATCTTTCAAGGATGAAAATAGATCTTGTATTGATGACGGAACTTTGGATCCTGCTGCAGTGGCAGATTATGCGGGGAAAGGTAGGATTTTTGCTTTATTTAAAGATTCCTTTTGGGGTCGTCCTTTAGGTATGAGGAAAATTGAGAGAACATATTATGAAGATGCAAATTTGATATATCCTGGCTCTAGAAATTTTTCCGCTCATAATGAGATTGGTACGTCATGGATTAAAGGTGGTGCAAAAATGAAATATGATGCTTTATGGGGAGAATTAGGTGATGAGTATGAAGTAGAATATAGGCACCTTGATCCCACATATAGATCGTATAAATTTAAAAAGGAAGGATCTCAAAAATTCTTTGAGGGTGACATTAAAGGATTGGATACTTCTATAGGCGCAATGCAGTTAATTTATTATCAGCTCTTTGCTATGCATTGGGTGCAGCGGGATGATAAGGATCCATTCTTCTTATTGTTTCAATGCATTCTGGAGGGTCTTGCCGAGATGTTGGCGGGGAAAACTGTTAGGTGGTTGGAAGATTTTATGCTAATTTTGGGCTTTATGCCGTCTGGCAGTTTGGAAACATCTCATGGGAATTCGTGGATTATGATTAATTTTTATTGGTTGGCTTATATATTTTATACTATGGCCTCTGTTGATATAGATACTCGTAGATTAATATGGATGTTGATGATAGCAAGGAAGATTGTGGCTTTGTTTTTTGGTGATGATTTTATTGCATCATGTCCTAGAAATCTTGACATTATTAGCATTGAGGGGTTTGCAGATTTTATTTGGAAATTTTATGGAGTGGATATGAAACGCAAATCAACTTATAGTAGTTTGATTTCCTATTTTGTGGTTGCAAACTCTACTGTTATCAGAACGCTCTATCAGGGTCCGGCTTATCTCAAAAGGCAGTTCGTTTTAAGTGAGAATTTTTGCTTAGACAAGATGTTTGCTGAGATTTCGCCTATAGTACCTTGGAGGCCAATTGCACAATATAAGTGGAGAATGAGTGTTCCAAAAGATAGAGGTTGTCAGGTTTATAGGAATTTAAGTAGATTGATTGGTCTTGCGTATGATACATTGGGGGTTGAGCCATTGGCTTTTGCCATGATTGAATTTAAGTATAATTTGGAATATAATTTTTCCTGTAGTGTTCATGGCAAGGTCATGGTAGACCGGATGATTCCTGAGTTAATGAAAGAAGACCAGAAATATTTGTTAAAAATTGGTATGCAAGGTATTCCAGAGAGATTTCCATCTTATTATGAAGTTCTTTGTTTGAATCATTTGGATGTTGCGTATCATAGGCCTAGATATAAAGAAACTAGAACTTGGCAAGAGAGTGCTTTAGAGGTAGAATTATATTAGTTTAGGTTTGTTGATTTTCCCACCAAGTGCCCGTAGTTGGTGGAGTGTCCGGACAAAACAAAAAAAAAAAAAAAAAAAAAAAGTCGGGGGGGGCCCCCCTTAAAAAAAAAAAAAAAAAAACTACAACAAGTGGGCCCTTTCTTTCTTAAAAAAAAAAAAAACACACACATGATCTCAAT